CCCAGCAGGCAGCAAAGCCGACGAACCCAACGCAGCAGAAATACCCATCAGACTTCTTTTTCCCACCCGACAGCAGTAACCGTCACCACGGAACCAGTATCCGCATACCCGTAGAACTGTTCCGTGGCGGTCATCACCAAAGCCGTATCCCAAATGATTGTGTCACCGGCAGCAATCGGCAACGCTGAGAACAGTCGGTTCGCAGCGGTTGCAGCCGTACCGACAGCCAGATACACCAGACGGTCAGCGCCGTCTGTGTTGCAAATCGCAATCTGCTTCACAACCCACACCCTGCTCGACGGGACAGCCGAACCAACAGTGGCGTTCGATGCGGTCAATGCGGCTGGCCCAACCAGTCGCTTCTCTGTGCGGTCACCTACAGCCAATTTATGCTCCTACGTCGGTCGTGATAATTGCCGTAAACTTCGGGTCGTTCATCGGGTCGGTGGACACAGCAGAGTTTACCCATTGGCTTGTACCCGAACTGTAGACAAGCGCCTGACCATTCGCCGGTGTGCCAGTAATCGTCACATCCGTCAAACCATCGAGTGTCTGCGAACCCTGCGGACCCTGGGCCCCCTGCGCACCTATAAGTCCCCAAAAACTCGGGCTGGATGCTGGCGTGTTGCCAGTATTGGAATACTGCAGGGAGAAATACGAAGAACCCGAACTGAAAACAACGTCGCCGTAGGTGTAGGTTGTGCCGCTGGAATAGGTGCCGACATAGTTCCATTGGAAACCTTGCGGACCCTGGGCACCCTGAGGCCCCTGGGCACCCTGGAAACCTTGCGGACCTTGAAAACCGGTCGGCCCTGTAGAACCTTGAGGTCCTTGTGCACCCTGAGCGCCTTGGGCTCCCTGCGGACCAGTATCGCCTTGAGGACCTTGCGTACCTTGGAACCCTTGAGGACCTTGTGCACCTTGGGCACCCTGGGGTCCCGTATCTCCCTGTGGACCTTGAAAACCCTGAGGACCCTGTGAGCCGGTCGCTCCTTGCGCTCCGGTTGCTCCCTGCGCACCCGTGGCCCCCTGAGGACCAGTATCACCCTGGAACCCTTGCGGACCCTGAGCACCCTGTGCACCAGTAGAACCTTGTGCCCCTTGGGGGCCTTGGAATCCCTGGGGACCTTGCGCACCTTGCGGGCCCTGGAAACCTTGCGGTCCGACCTGCGTGTACATGACCTGGACTGCGGTCACGATGATGCTGGGGATCGCGGGTGCGGGCGAGATTGCAGCGGTGTATTGGAGTGACAGGTCGGTGTCGGTTGTCTGCCAGTAAAGCTCGATGTAGTCGTTGGCTTGCAACGAGAGGACGAAGTTGACGGTGCCGATTGCGTGGCCGTCTACGCTGCCGTGTCTTTCAACGACGCTGAACTTGCTATCGGAGTCTGCGACGTTGCTGCCGTTGAGCTTCAACCAGATGTTTGCGTCTTCAATCTGGTTGTTTGTGTTAACCCATTGGACTGAAAACGTGATCGAGTAGACGCCCTGGTACCCGAAGGTAATTCGACTGTTGCTGACGATGCTGACACCGTTGGAGTTCGGGTCGGTATTGTTCAGCGTGATCGCGTAGCCGGTGTTGATTGCAGCGGCTGTCTGGTCTTGCGTTGACCAGAACGAACCCCAGTAGCCAAGCGCGCCTCCAGCACCCTGCGACCCCTGAGAACCTTGGGCACCTTGTGATCCTTGCGGACCCTGGAAACCCTGTGGGCCCTGAGTGCCTTGTGGCCCCTGGACTCCTTGCGGGCCCTGCGTTCCCTGCGGTCCTTGCGCGCCTTGCGGGCCAATGTCGCCCTGCGGACCCTGCGAACCTGTCGCGCCTTGGACACCCTGAGGGCCCTGAGCTCCTTGGGCACCTTGGAAACCTTGCGGCCCTTGAGCGCCCTGAGCGCCCGTGTCGCCTTGCGGGCCCTGAACGCCCTGCGCGCCCTGAGCCCCCTGCGGGCCCTGAAAACCCTGAGGCCCTTGCGTTCCCTGAGGCCCCTGCGTCCCCTGGAAACCTTGCGGACCCTGTGAACCTTGCGGGCCTGTAGCTCCTTGAGAGCCAGTCGCGCCCTGCGGCCCTTGAACTCCCTGAGGTCCCTGGGCTCCTTGTGCCCCTTGGAAACCCTGTGGTCCCTGAGGACCCTGCACCGTCGACTGCGCTCCCTGGGCCCCCTGGGCCCCTTGGGCTCCTTGCGGGCCCTGAGCACCTTGTGCGCCGGTAGGGCCGATAGGGCCAAGCGTGCCGGTGGCGACAGCAAGAATCTGTGTCTGTTGAACGGTGGTAACAAGCTGTGGGGCGTTGCCAACAGTCGTTTGGATGTCGGGGTCCGTCGGGATGATGACGGTAATGGCCTCGGTTGCCATTACGGCCTCGTGACTTCGGCAATCAGCGGCTGGGTAATCCCCGAGATCAGAGTTGTTTTCTTGCTCGACGTATCAGTTTGCTGAAGGTCGTAGTAGTAGCTCGTGTTCGCTGTTAACGCTGCCGCGTCGGTGGCTGACAAAACGCATGTGACTTGCGAGTTTGCCGCGTCGGTGACCGTGCAGGTCAGGGTGGCGGCGGCGGACACTGCGCTGGGAGTTGTGCGCAGTTGCATCGCGTAGCTGTAGCCGGTGATGTTGCCGACTGGGGTCGTTCCGTCGCTGGTCAGATTAAAGATCAGCGTGGTTGTGTCACCCTGGACAAGAGAGAGTTCTGGGTCGAGTTTGCCAGGCGTGGGCATGACCGAAGATTAGCCGATAAGGGCGAACGAAACGATGGGTGTGCCTGTCGCGATAACTTTGATGACGCACCCGTTGCCGGTCCACGGCAGATCGAACGAGTCGTATGCCGACACGACCACGTAGCAGTTATCTCCCGCGTCAGTTGGGGTGGCGGGGGTGCCGCCAGGCTGTGCAACGGTGAATGACACCGGCACGGACGTCGAGTTGCTTTGGACGCGAAGCGTTGACCCGCTGCCGCTGAGCGTAACGGTGTCAACCTGGCCGCTGACCAGTGTGATGGTTTTGACTTGGCTGGCGGAGTATGTGGCCATTACTTACCTTTCGCGTAGAACGAGGTGTGGCGGCGATTGCCGCCTTCAAGGTGCCCGACGTCTTTCGTGATCGCCCAGTGAAGTTTGTCCGCTATTTCGCGGCGCTTGTCTTGCTCGGCGTCAAGTTGGTCTTGGCGGGCTTTGCGGTTTTTCTTCTGGATTTCCTCGAGAAGGTTGCGGCCTTTTTGCCAGTCACCCTCAATGAGCTTCAGGATCAGGCTGTGGTCGCATCTGTCTGAGGTGGCTGCGATGTAGGGGACGTTCATCCCGTCGACCATCCACACTTCAAACTTGTTCGTGAAAGGATTGTGCATGAGGGAAGCGCTCGGGTCGCCTCGCCAGCCGCTTTCGTCACCTTCCCGTATGCGGGTTGCGATGTCGTAGACATCGGTGGTGATTTCAGCGAACTGCGTGTACTCGGGTGCTCCCCTCATGCTCCTCCTTCAGTGGGGGTGATGGCCCGGCGCGTGTGCGTTGCGCACCGGGCCATCAGATTAGGCTCCGAACGCCAAGAACGACACCGTGGCCGTTGAAAGGTCCGTTGTCGCAGTCACTTCGACCTGCGGAGCGCCGTCTGTGGTTGTGTCAACCCAGAACATCTTGATTTTGGGTGCTGTGGTCGAGGCGTTCCACGTTGGCATGTAGCCACCGTTGGGAGCGACGAACAGCGTGTCAAGACGCGTGAGGCCAAGGTCAACCAGCGAGATTGCCTCGCCACCGGTCGGGTACGAACTGTCGAACGTAACCGTACCGATGACGATCTTGCGGTTGCCAGGGACTTCCGGGCCAGTAGTGATGCTGACCGATGCCGCCATGTTAGATGCTCACCTCGGTGATGTCCTTGATGACGAAGTGGGTGTTGCGCTGCTTGCAGGCAAGCTCCATGTAGCTGTAGAGCGTTGCCTCGTAGGCGTCCAGGTCGGGCTTACGGTTCATCACCGCTCCGTCCATGTCCATGAACTGCCAGCCGTCGCCAACCTGGTGCAGCACCAGCGAGTCGGTGTGGACACCGTACAGGCTGTTGCTCGGGCAGTCGAAGTCGCAGTACAGCACCGTCGGACCCTCGTCGCCCTTGCCCGAAACGGACGGGGCGAAGTACTGGATTCCGGCGTAGCCGCCTTTGAGCTCGGTCTGCTCCATGTTGCGCTTCAGCGACAGGAGGAGGTTCGCCACGCTCATGTGGACACCTTCAGCCGAGACGAGAAGGTTGACCTTCTTGCCCGAGTTGGTGAGGCCCTTCATGATCGAGCCGGTGATGAGCGTCTCCGAAACGGCGCGGTTGGTGCCGCTGTTGGAGTTGACGTACGCCTTCCAGTTGGGCTGTGACGACGGGTTGATCGTGTGCAGCACCGCCGAGTCAGACACGATGGTCTGCATGCCGGTGAGTTCGATCTGGCCGTCGCCAGGTGCGCCGCTGTTGTTCGATGCGCCGCCTGCACCCGTACGGAAGACGAAGTGGCTGGAGGTGGTCGTAACGGCTGCGCCGCTGATGACCATCGTCTTGGCCGTGTTGTCAACCGAGGTGACGGTGCGAGCCGAGGCAACGGTCGTGGGCGACGCCACGGTGCCGATGTCGACGACCATGCCGCCGTCGTTGTACAGCTGGCGGAGAGCCGCCGAACCAGTGGTCGAGGCGAGCACGACGGTCGTCGCCGACGTCGTGGTGCCGCACTGGGCGATGACGCCGTTTGACTGGCCCCAAAGCTGGCGGTTGACGTCCTTCATTGCGTCGTTGCGGATGCCCTGCATTTCGGCGTCGAGGGCGTCGATGAATGCGCCACGGTCGGTGACCGCCTGGCGAATCGTCGGGCCGCTCAGCTGGATACGTCCGTAGACGTAACGAACCGGGACAGGGACTGTGGCGTACGCCTGGTTTGCTGCCGTCGGGAGCGTGCCACCTTCTGCGCGAGCACCGACGCCGGACGAACGTCCGAGGTGGATCGCGTGGCGGGCGATACGGCCGACAACCGTGTCCTTGCGGGTCTCGACCTGCGAGGTGAGAAACAAGGCGTTGTTGAGCTGGTCGATGTAATCCTTGTAGTCGTCCTTCAGGATTGCGTCAACCGTGGAAAGGCTTGCGGGCATTGGTTGATCTTTCTGTGAGAGTGATTGAAAGGGAATTGGTTTCCGCGATCATTCTTCGGCTGTTGGCCTCGCGCCGTTAGCCTCTCTCGGGTCCCCGAGGTTAGAACTAGCAGATTATTTGACGCGGCCGTCCGACCACGTTTGATGTCATTGTAGTTGGAACCTCGCGGTTGTCAATGACTGTCAGAGTCCCTGCTGGTTGAGGCGGGCCATTGCGCGGTCGCGCGGGCTTGCTCCGCTCATCGGGACACCGTTGACGCCAGTTGGGGCAGCTGTCGGCATCGCGTTGCCTGCGCTTCGCCGCCTCTCGACGATGGCTTGGGCCTGTTGGAGAATTTGAGTTTCCATCTCGTTGTAGGCTGCGCGCAGATCGAGGTCATCGCGGTTCATTGCGTTGACGATGATGGCTTGTGCCAGCGGGGTCTCGGGTTGAAGGCCGAAGTCGCGGATGGTCTGGTCGATCTCGACTTCGTGGCGCGCGATTTCCTGCTGTTCCTGGAAGTTGGCGATCTCCTGGCTGACCAGTTGCTGGATTTGGTCGGCTGTCATGCCCGCAGCCTGCCCTTGGGCCATTGCGTTCGTGGCGATGGATGCCTGAGCCGCAGCCTGCTGCTGGGGGTTCAGGTACTGCTGGAAACGGTCGCCCGCGAGGGTTTTGGCGTTGTTAATCATCCACTGGATGGCGGATTCTTGGTCACCTGCGGCGTAGGCCTGAGCGAACTGCATGGTTGCCTGAGCATCGTCAGGGTGCATGCGCTCAAAGACTTGCTTGTACGGCTTGTACTTTTCGCGTTCGCGGATTCGGTCCTGCACTTCGGCGCGGTAGCGCTCTTCCCAGTTAACTTCGCCAGTTTCAACTGGCTGCTCGGAAGGTGCTATTTCGGCAGAGAAATCCAAGCTTTCTACTGCTGCGCCGATGTCTCCTGTTTCGCTCATGCCATTCCTCCAGTGGTGGCTTGTGTTTCCGCTGCGGCCGGTGCCTCAACGGGTTGTGTGATATTGCTTGAGAATCCAGGTTGACTGCCGACGAGCGCTTCTGCCGCCTGCCCCGAGATACCGCCGGAAGCAGTCATTGCCGCGATGGCGTTTGGCGGGCCAGCCTGCATCATCGCCTGCTGGGCGTCGAGCGCGGCCTGCGTGTCCCCCATCAGCATTCTTTGGTGGGCCATGACGTGAAGATCAATAATTTCTTTGACGGCAGGATCAGCAAGTTCATAGGCGGGCGACTTTCGCTCGCGGTTGTGGATGTTGATGTGGACGTCGTGAAGGTCGAAATCTTCCGGGACCACTGGGACGCCTTGCATAAGAAGGCCATTTTCCCATTGAGCTTTAGAAGCATCAGGGTCGACCTGAGCGAGGTACCCCTTGGGGTCGGGGAGGTCCAGCATTTTTGCCAGAGCCAGCGGGTCAATGTTTTGGAAAGCCTGCGGGAAGCGGTCCGCAAGAGCGGTAATGACCGACTGAGTAGCAAGCTTGCTACGAGGACTCGTAGCGTCCAGCGGTACAACGACTTTCGGTTTTTCATCAATGTCTTGTGCTCCCCATGAGATGTCGAGCGGTTGCCCGTGCTCGTTAATGATCGTGGCCTTGCGGCGCATTCCGCTGGCCTCAGCGTTCATACGATACAGCATAAGGGTCATCTGGGCGATGACCGCCCAACCTTTTGCCTGATCGCGAGCCATCGGCCCGAGCGGCGTGTCGTCTTTTTCTGCGAGAAGCGACAGCGCCAAACCCGAGTTGCGGTCGCCGGGGGCCTGGCCGCGGCTGACAGAGTGGGTGTGGAAGATGTCGTCGAGTTCCATTTCCAACGCTGCGGCTTCGTTGCTGATCCAGCGTGGCACGTCGGGGGCCGTTTGCCAGTGTGGTTCCCCTAGTTCAGCGTTGTATTCCAGCGTGTCGCCTGGATCGACGGTGATGATGTCGGCGTCGTCGATTGAGCCTGCGGGGATCATCAGGCGCGCGTTGGCAGCTTTGCGCATGTGCTCCATGATCGTCGAACGGGCACGGTTGTAGGCGTACTGAACGTCGCGGGCCGGTGTGCACAGCGTGTGCCCAACCCAAGTGTTCGGGATTTTCTTCTGCCGGAAAAGAGCAACGTTGAGGTGCGGGAACGGGAAAGGCCATCCGTCTTCCTGCAACACAATCTTGTTGTTGACAACGTGGACGATGCAGCCAGGCGTCGTCGGTGTGGGGCGTTCGTAGTAAACGTACACCATTGTTGTTTGTGGCGACTGGTTGCCTGGGCGTCGCATCAGAATCGACCGTGCGCGCGAGGTCAGTACGGC